TTTACCATGAGTTACGTCTGAACCAGAGTGAAGTACATCACCTTGAAAGACTCCATGTTTTGGTAGAATCTTGTGACCGTGATCTAGAGCAGATTTAAGTTTTTCTACTAGACCTGGCGCATGACCGTGATTTCTTTCGATGTCAGCATGAGTATAATTGATCTTTGGATTTTTATTGAAAGCAGATTTTGATGCCACGAAGTACTTACCCGTCTCTGGGTGATGCCCCATAATTACTGCTGGACTATTATGTATAATAACTTCAGAGTCTCCAGCAGAAATTACAAAATTATCCGTGGGTGTTGAAAGATCCCACTGATCGAAAGATTCTTCTAACAATTCAACTGATGTGATTTTCATATTGGTACTTTTTAATTACGTTTTGTATTTGTTTTATTATTTTATTTGAAGGAATATGAAACCATAATTCTTTTTCAATTCTTTTTGCATACAAACATAGATCGAAAATTAAAGTCGGCGACTGTAGCAATTCTTTAGATTTTGTAATGTAAAGATAATTAATGTCACCGTGTTTACTAGAATCATACTTTCTATATTCTTTAAATTTCAATAATCTTTTATCTACATTTAACATATTTAATATCAATCTTGTTTTTAAATCCAAAACTTTAATTTCTCTTATCGCTACGTTGTGTTTTGATGGATCATAATTTATTAATGAAACAGAACCACCGGAAATCAGTTTTAGCTTGAAATACAAAGAATTAATATAATTTGTGTCATCTATGTCTTTATTTCTCATTATGCTAATATTAAAATTTTCATCATAAACTCTACACATATCTTTGATAATTTTAGAACTAGCAGAAGTTTGATAATCGGATCCTATTCTAGAATCCGATTTATGCAAATTGAAATGTTTATTATTTTCTTTATCATAAACTGTTATCATATCTGCACAATATAATACATACTCACCTGATATGACTTTTGGGTCATCTTTTTGTAACATCACAGGAGGTAAATCAAAAATATCTTTTTTTCTATATTGAATAAACTCTTTAGTATAAGGGATCCATGGATATGTTGGGTTTGTATTTTTATATAAACCCATAGTAACCCCTGTTTCTTTGTTGTAATATGCTAATTGCCCTTTAGATGCACCAACATATCTTTCTGGATATTTATAAAAATCTTTGCTGGGTATTCTACATTGTGTATTAGTAGTAAGATCTATACAAGTAATTGTTCCTGCCATAGATCCAGTTACAACACCGAGTTCTTTTAATTTATAAAATATCTCAGATTTTAGACCTATAAATTTTCCATCGATTTTTGCTGCAACTATTCCCTTTGGTTTGACTCTATCTGCACATCCATTTCTTAAATTATAAAATCTTTGATTACGAGCTACATCACATTTGTGATGAACTCTTTCCTCATGAGAAGCTGCTAATTCCCTATTGGGGAATATTCTTTCTATTCTTTTTTTAAATTTTGTTGGATTTGTTTTGTATAAAGCATTAACAATATTACTCGACCCGTGATAAACCTCAAGATCCCTAATATCTGCTCCGCATTTTCGTTCCGTTCGTACACCATGGTAATACATAATGTAGCCCGGTTCAATTTCGTGTATAATCCAATATGTATAGCTTATAGGATTTTTATTATTCTTTACTATATACAAAATACTCTCCTAAAAGAAAGTATTTGATAAAACTAGATTTTAGGTACCCCTTCGGTATTATTCGGTACATAAGCCTTCACAATCTATTGCATTTACATATTGATATTGGCCAAATTCTTTAATCAAAATGGGATGATCTTCTGTGCATATAAGTTCACTCCCATTATCAAATTTAATTTTTACGAATTTTTTAATACCTGGCCCAAAAACTGGTGTTGAATTCGCATAAAACTTATATTCATTTAAATCAATATCGAAGCACTTTATTTTATCTTCATTTGTCAATTCTGAGATTTTTTTAATACATGTTTCTGTAACAACTAAAGTATCACCATGAACACAACCATCTAGCTTAGTAGTTAAGCTTGAATTTGCCTTGCCAGATTCAACGTGTTTCTTTACCCGAGCCAATTCAGATGTGGCATGCTTGAATCCAGATTCACCGTGATCTACAGCTAGGTCCTCAAGATGCTGGAGGTGTTTTAGTTTGTTGCCTTTTACTTCTGTATTTTCTGCTAAATATTCTAAAAAACTTCTCATGATTGCAATTCCTTGATTTTTGAATGTAACTTTTGTGCAAGTTGAGCAACTAAAAGTTTTCTACGGTTAATTATAGAATCAAAAATTTCTTTATCATCTTGACTCATTTCTGATGGTGACTTTTGAAACATATTGCGTTTCAAAAGGGTTTCCGCCAATCTTTTAGCTCTATCGGATAAAATTGATGTCGATGTGTATGGAGTTAGAGTGCACGTGCCAACTTGCATTGCTTCGGATAATTCATCCGCGGAGAATGTTTCAATAGCATCTTCAACTACAAATGTATTTGCAATTTCATCAATCGAAGATTCCAACAAGCATAGAATATCTTCTGTAACGCGTGAAGAGTGACCGATCGGAGTCTTTGTATCTTGTTTATATGGCAATTGCTGTAGAATGCCAGTAATACCAGATGCATCGACCATTTTAAAGAATGGCCATAGAACTAGCCATTGCTTTGGGTCTGTGTATTTTTTACGAAGTACTTTAACCGCATCGGATACGGTTTCATATGGGCTCGGCTTAGTTTCAATTTCGGCGATAGATGCAATAATTTGAGCCATGCGCATGCGCTCAACTGAATTCTTTACACCTTCAATAATGAGGGGTTCTTGTATTCCATGCTTTTTATAAAAGTCTGAGACCTTTTCTAAAAGTTCATATTGATGGTCGATGTTAGATTCAGACAATGCAGAATCTAACAGCTTAATTATTTGATGTTTTGAGTATAAGTCATCGAATTCTTTAAATTGTTCAACAATAAATGCAGATAGATTCTCATCAAAATTTCTAGTTTCATAACCAAACAGTTTGATTTGACCAGACTCAAGCAAAGTAAAATCTTCTTCTACATTCTGCTTAACTTGTTCGCCAGCAGTTTCTTCAGAAATGACATCTTGTATCCACTTTTTGTGAATACCATTGGCAGATTCAACTGTAACATAATTTGAGCCTCGATCTAGAATTTTTACATCTTCGCCAGTGTCTTGATCTTTTACAATTTCCCCTATCAAAAGAATTTCATTATCTAAATATCGTTCTCTTAGAGTCTTAGTCATATTGTTCATCGATTAAAGTGTGTAACATATTGATATTTAATTAAAATTTAATTATCAATAATTTGAGAAGATCTAAGATAAGCTGCCAAATCTTTCGTCTGACCCACAAATACCGTATTATTGTTAATCGTTGTTGCTTCTTGCGAACCAGGTTGCACACCAGGTTTTGGCTTGTGTGCAACCTCAACATTCAAAAGTTCCACATTAGTTTCTACCAATGTTTTAATCAAACCTGACATAACCTCAAAGTCACGAGATTTTTCAGTGGAGTTTGCTATAGTATTTAGATCGCCAACTGCGATCATACCACGTTCAATCAACTTCACTAGATTGGCCTTGACATATTCTCTCTGTGATTCTAGTGCCACGATTTCTGCGGCGACAGCGTTGGCCTTTAATTCTGCCACAGAACTATTTGGGTTTACTTCTTGAAGTTCTACATCAAAGATGGAACTGAGAGCTGCTTGTACTTTAGGTGTTGTCATAATGAAGGATCTCCAAGATTAGGAGTAATTGTGATCCAATTTTCATCGATGGAATACGGATCTTCAATTGCTGCTGAGAATGGGTTTATCACAGCAGTATATTTGTTATTATTGCTAACGCTGATGTTGACCTGTTTGATAACCTGTGCATCATCTCCTGCAGCAAAGTGACCTTCTGAATCTATCGAATTGAGAATTGGACCGTAGTAATAAGCTTTCATAGAAAAGCTATATGTACTGATGATAGTTCTTGTAGATTCAAAAGAACCAGAATATTGATCATCTGTGTTTACACCATTCAATATCATTGGAATATCTTGTATCAGTACTGGATCTTCCAACATCTTAATAGACAAGTTCATATCAGGTGAGAAAAATGGCAGAATTTGCTCCATAATTTGCAAATTGTCTTCTACACTTTTAGTATATGAGTACAAATTAAATGATATGGTGTACGGCACTGGGGTGTAGTAATAAATTGATCTGTTAGCAGAAGAAGAAACTACTTTTTGCATCTTGTTTAGCTGCCGAGATTGATCATAAGTAATGGAAGTAATTTCAGCTGATAACCTAGGGAGTAGAAGCATTGTATCTTCGTTCAAGCCCGGATCTTGTGTGAGACGAACTATAAACTTTTCTTTGCTTAGGAAAGAAATTGGGACATTTACAATCTTTTTAGATACTCCGGTTGCATCTCTATTGCGGATAAATATATTGGAAAAGAGCCCACAAAAAGCTATAACAAGATTTCTTGTTGTGCCATGGTAAAATGGTGTGTTGGTTATCATGCTTAAGTGCCTGCGAATGGATTAGATGATGAGAAGTCCATAATCTTTATAAACTCTTGCTTAATTGAGTCATTGTCACCAAATCCGCGCATATCATCATATTCTTTTGATACAGAATATTCTTCAAGAAGCATATAGCCTCCCGAACCTTCTAGCTCAATCACACCCGAGCCAGATTCTAAAGCAAAACCCATATCTAATCTATTCAAGTTAGCACCAAAGTATTCATCAACCTCGTTATAACCGGTTTCAAATTTTTCATTATTGAGTTGTACTAATTCGCATCGTAGTGACCATACATATTTCTTTTGCAATTGATACCATCCAGGTTCCTCATCTTCGACAAACATGATTGTGTACAAAGCTTTGGAAAACGGAAGATAAATTAAATCCCCTTCATTTGGTCTCCATGCAACTTTTGGATCTCTTGTCGAGGGAACAATCGGTACTACGACTTCCTTGTATCTTTTGCGTGATACTATAAATGACATAGTATCCTGAATTTCCATACCGAATTTTGAAAGAATCTCGGACTGGCCCCCAGCACCTTGAAAATCTAAAATATACATCTCAATTTTTGCATATGTATCAAAAGATGAAAGTACATCCTCACCGAAAATTCTATCTAGCTTATTAATAGTTCTTGGTATATAAATTAAGTCAATCCCTGCTATCTGAATTGCTTCTATATTCATTGCTTCCACTAAATTCTGCTCGGAAGCATAACCAACGTTGGCCATCTGAAAATACGGATTAGTTGCCATTATCTATTGTCTTGTTTATGCAATTTTATCTTTTGGGGGGGGTAAACTTGAATTATTTGATTTTAATTGATTTAAATGAATCAGTCATTGCATCAGTTTTTTGTTTAGAACCAGAAGATGATCCATAAAAATAAGAAACTACTTGCTGAGCATTTGCAGAAATATACCCAATTATTGAACCAATAAAACCGGACACTGCTGCTACTATTGATACATCTTTTACGGTAATGCCCCCTTGAAGAATCTGATACGATCCATACAAACTCATACTCATCGTCAACGCAAATACTAACAATATAACGACACCAAGCCAGAATGTTTTGTCGTCTTTATATTTTCGAGCATCTTTTGTATCATCGACATATGCAAGTTCTTGAGATGCAGAAAGTTTGGCGTAATCGAAACCGATTTTTGCCATAGTAGCTTCATGTTCCTTATCAATTTTTCGCATCTCAACAATTTTTTCCGGTGTAAGTCCTGTAAGAACTGCCTGTTGGACTTCAGCTTCGGATTTATCTCCAGTGCCAAAGAAAATGTTTGAAAGCGCCGCTACGGCGGTTCCAGCAAGAGGACCCCCAAGCATAGTAGCGAGTGTTGGTGCAATTGCACCAACAGTTTTTTTCCAGTCAAATTCTGTTGCCATTTGATACCTCTTTTGATTATTCTACTCTGTTTGCAATCCAACCATAGGTGAATCGTTCGTTTTTTGGTGAAGCCTCGGAAATTTCCATATATCTAACTGCTCTCTGAGAGTTTATTA